ATATTTTGTGAAGTAACAGGATACACTCAAGAAGAATTAGAAGGTAATCATCATTCAATATTCATGCCTGCTGATACTGATAAACGAGATTACGATCAATTCTGGTACGATTTACGAAAAGGGAAAATTAAGTACGGTGAATTTAAGAGGATAAATAAAAAAGGAGAAGAGTTTTGGATATACGGTAACTACAATCCAATAACAAACCCATACGGAGAAGTTTACCGAATACTTAAAATAGCCTCCGACATTACAGCTAAAAAAGAAATTGAATTCGAAGTAGCAAAAAAGAACGGATATCTAGAACACGCAGCTAAGATCTTAAGACATGATATGCACTCAGGTATCAATACTTATATACCCAGAGGACTACGCTCATTAAAACGTAGATTAACTCAAGACAATATTAAAGACCTTAAAATAGAATCACCATTAAAGATGATTCAGGAAGGACTCACACACACACAAAAAGTATACAAGGGAGTAAAAGAATTTACGAACTTAGTTAAAAAAGATACTCAATTAGATAAACAAGAAGTAGATATAAAAGAAATACTAACCTCGTATTTAGATTCTACTTCATACAAGAAACAAGTGATTATAGAAGAATTAGGAGTACTGAAAGTTAATGAACCGCTATTCTGTACTGCTGTAGATAATCTTATTCGTAACGGATTAAAATACAACGACAGTTCAACTAAGTATATTAATATTTATTTAGAAGACAAAGATACAATAGTTGTTGAAGATAATGGTAGAGGAATGACTCAAGAAGAGTTCTCGCTACTATCACAACCTTACGAAAGAAGAAAAGATCAACAAGAAAAAGGAACTGGGTTAGGATTAAACATATGTATTTCTATCCTAGAAGAACACGGTTACAAAATTACAGCAGAAAAATTAGAATTAGGAACTAAACTTAGAATTAAATTAAAATGATAGACTCTATATTATTAATAGACGACGAGGATCTATTCCACTTGGTATTTGAAGACGCTTGCAGTCTTCTAGATATGACACTTTCACTTGAAGCCCTTAACTCATCAGATGAAGCTGATAGGTTATTTAAAAAATGGTTTATAGAAGGACCAATTGAAGAACGCCCAGAGTGTGTATTTGTTGATTTAAACATTATAGGATCATCTTTCGATGGAATCGAGATGATTAGAAAGATTAACACAGATTACGGAAACGGAGTAGTAATAGGAATTATATCTTCTTCCGATGATAATCAAGAAATTGAAAAAGCTAAAGCAGTTGGCGCTCAATTCTGGATTATTAAATCAGATGAGATCGAACCTAGACTAGAAGAATTTATAAAAGACTACGATGCGTACAAAGCTCGTACTGCTCCTTTTAAAGTATATAAATGATCGAAATAACAGAACATACTAGGAATGTTCTACTAGAGGTTGCAAAAAAGAAAAAAATCTATGTAGAAGGTAACTTCCTTAAATTACTTAAAGCCCCAAAAGGTGATAAGGAGTTTAAGGAATATCTTTCTATATGTAAAGAAAAAGATACTACAGCCCGTAAAAAACGATTATCGGTAACAAAACAGGTACAGTCGCAAAACAAAGAGTTAGAAAAAGCAGCTAAAGATAACGAACAGTTATTAGTAGATCTCCAAGTAGCTTTGGATGAAGCTAGAGTTTCTGAACAAGAAGCAAGTAGAGCAAAAGCTGAAGCTGAAAAACTAAGAGATGAAGCTGTTGAAGATCTAGACATGCTTCAAAAGAGAACGCAGTTTGAGTTGATAGGTTTGATTGTTAAAGTAGCTTTAATTATTATAATAGGAGTAGGAGTAACTACTACATTACTCTATTCAATAGCAATGTTAGCTGGAGAAGATACAACACTACTGGGCAATGCTTGGAGTAATATGTTTGGAATATTATTAACAAACAGTTTCAGTATAATAGGAACTATAATGGGAGTGAAGTATGCCACAGAAAAAAGCGAATAATAATTACTGCAACTACGGAGACAGTCTATACCATTACGAAAATTGTAGTTGGCAATATGCAGATAGTCTAAGAGAATGGGCATCAGCATATAGAGACAGTGTAGTAGTGGACTACGAGTACAGTACTGAGACTGGACCTAAAGCTATCTATGTACACAAAGATGATTCAGAAAGTTGGAGAGGTCGACAGGAAGATAAGCAAGATGTGACTTTTGCAACTACTGCTCAATATTATATGGTACCTACTTTTTTTGCTATTATGATAATGCTTACAGTATTTGCATTTGTACTGTACAGGGATAATGATAAGGCGCTCAAACAAAAAAGAAAAGATAGTGTCTTAGGTTTTATATCTAAAGAAAAAGATTAATATTTATTATCAAATAGTTTTACCGTGTTAAAATTTATTAAAACTAAGATTATGGCCTTTAAAGACATTTTTAAAGACGAAAACGACGTTAACGAAAAAAATGTTATTGGATTTTTATCATTTGCAGTAATGGTAATATTTGCCACAGCAGATATTGTAACGGGTTTTATTGGTAAAGACTTAGTAATTCAAGAATTCATCTATAATTCATTTGTAATTATTACTTTAGGTTCTTTAGGTATAGCCGGTTTAGAAAAATTTGCTAAAAAAGGAGAATAATTTATGAGTTACACAAGAGAACAAATCGAAATAGCAGTAAAAACAAAAGGATATAAATGGTTTACAGGCGATAATTACGATGTAAACATTGTAGGTGTTCGTAATGCTGAAACTGAAGGTAAAGTAACTAATCGATTTGATGATTGTGTTACTATTTCTTACAAAGACGAAAATGGAGAATGGAATTTCCATTGTTTTGAGGCAACCACAGACCCAGGCTCACATTGGGAAAAAAACATTATGAGAAAAGAAGGTGTTGCAATCTTAAAAGAGGGTCAATACCGAGGTTCACATAAAATTGGATTACATGCTGGTAAGTATGAAGCTCTAAGACAACAAAAACCTTTGAAAGTATATAGAGATAATGATAAAGATGGTGTATATGACTTTATCGAAGAAAATGTTCATGAAGGTCTTTATGGTATTAATATCCACAGAGCAACTGCTCGTAAAGGAGGAAAATCAATACAAATAGATAAATGGTCAGCAGGATGTCAAGTAATTGCAGCTAATGATGATTTTGAGTTATTTATGAATGTTGTTAATAAAGCAGCTAAAGTATGGGGAAATTCATTCACATACACATTAATTAACTCTAACGATATAGTATAATGAAATTCAGTACTATAACCTTTTTAACTGTACCTATTGTGACATTATCTTTTTTATGTTCCTACTTTTTAGACATTACCATGGGTAATGCAGAACAATACCTCGGCTTAGTTGCTGTAGTATTTATTGATGGCTTTTTTGGTATAGCAGCTGGTATTAAAAGAGAAGGATTCCAAACTCGTAAAGCTGTAAGAGTACTACAACGTGCAATAGGTTGGATACTATTTTTAACTGTTATCTTAATGGTAGAAAAAGGATTTGTAGGAGCAGGTTGGCTTAGTGAAGCAATCATTATACCTTTCATAGTACTACAATTAATTAGCGCCCTTAAAAATGCGTCTATGGCAGGATTTATTAAAGCAGAAGAATTAAATAAAATTTTAGACCGCATAGACAATCATAAGGGCTCTAGAAAATAAAGCCTTATGTGGGATAAAATACAAGAAAGGATATTTCCCTTTCTAATCGCAACCTCTGCCCTGTCAGTCTCTGCTTCGGCCGCTTTCTATTCAGTTAGTGGTCTTAGCAAGCTTTTTGCTGGGGCTACTTTAGCAGTTATTATTATGGCTACTTCACTTGAAGTTGCTAAATTAGTAATTGCTTCTCTTTTATATCAATATAGAAAAACTATCCCTCGTCTACTAAAGTATTACCTTACAGTAGCAGCTGTAGTATTAGTACTAATCACTAGTATGGGTATTTATGGATTCTTATCAGCTGCTTATCAAGAAACAGCTAATAAGGCTGGTAATATTGATGCTCAAATTGCTTTAGTAGAAACTAAACGAGATAATGTTAGGGACCAGTTAACGGTATATAATGCGGAAAAAAGCACCATTAACGGGGCAGTAGCAGATTTACAAGCTGGGTTAGCAAATAATGTCATACAGTATAAAGACAAGGAAACTGGTGAGATTATCACTACAACCTCTAGTTCAACTCGTAGGGCATTGGAAAGACAATTAGATCAAGCAATTGAAAGACAAACTGAATTAAATACTAAAATAGATGGTTTGAATACCCAATTATTTGATTATGAGACTGAAATAGTAGAAATTCAAACAGGTAATGATCTAGCAGGTGAATTAGGACCACTTAAATACCTCTCAGGTTTAACTGGTATTCCAATGGATCGTATTATAAACTACCTTTTATTAACTATTATCTTTGTATTTGATCCTTTAGCTATCTCATTAGTAATTGCTGCTAACTTTGCCTTTGAAAAACTACGTCCTAAAACTAGAGAAAACATTTATGGTGAAAAAGAAGTAATTGAAGATGATGGTTTTTGGACTGAAGAAGAGATGCAAGATTTCAACGAGCAGTTTAATGCTGATGATATGTTA